TATTCTCTACCATATTTTTCAATAAAGTATTCCTTCACTTCCTCTCTTCTTTTATCTTCAAAGTCCATATCTACATCAGGTTCATGAACTCTATTTGGAGAAATAAATCTTTCAAACATTAGTCCATATTCAATAGGGTCAGGTGTAGTTATATCCAACAAACAACAAACTAAACTCCCAGCAGAACTACCTCTACCAGTTCCATACATCAAGTCATTAGGTTTTACAAAGTTCTCATATAAATCATGAACTAACAAGAAGTATCTAACAAAGCCTAACTTTTTAATTTGAGTTAATTCTCTATCTAATCTTTCTTGGTATTCTGGCAAATCCTTTTTATCCATCATATTCTTTTCTTCCCAGCCTTTTTCACAAAGCTCTTTTAGGAATTCAAATTCTTCTTCTTTATCTTTTAATTCAGGATAAGGATTTGGAAGTGTATCTGAAAGCCTTTCATTTTCTATCCAATCACACTTATCAGCTATCTCTATTGTATTTTTGATAGCCCCTCTTATTAATTTTTCTGGTAGAAATGGGTGATTTTTCTTCATTAATTCAAACATTTCACTACCAGTCATTAAATAAAAAGTATCATCATTAAATTCCCACATATCACCTCCACTATTAATTCCTAACAATACTTTATGGCTTTCTTGCTGTTCTTTTAGATAGTGAGCATCAGTAGTAGCCACCAAAGGTATTCCTGTCTCATTATGAATTTTCATAAGTCCTCTATTAACCTTCTTTTGTTCACCCAAACTATTTGGTTGCATTTCCATATAAAAATCATTGAAGTAGTTATTAAGTCTTTCTGCTTGTTCTTTAGCTAAACTATACTTTCCATCTAATATCAATTGAGGGATTACACCTGCTATACAACCTGACATGACTATAAGATTATCACTAAATTCATTTAACCATTCCATATTTACTCTTGGTCTATAATAAAAACCTTCTGTATGGGATTTAGAAGTTAACTCAAATAAGTCTTGCATCCCCTTTTTATTTTTAGCTATTAAAGTTAAGTGATACCTTTGTTCTTTTTCACCTTTACTTCTATTCTGTTGAAAATTAATATCCTTTACCATATAAACTTCTACACCAATTAATGGTTTAATTCCTTTTTCCTTTCCATGTTTTAATAGTTTAAAAAATCCCCCAATTTTCCCATGGTCAGTTATAGCTATGGCTTTCTGGTCATTTTCTTTAGCAAAATTTATCATTTCTTCTGGAGAAATCATCCCATCCAATAAACTGAACTCTGAATGGTTATGCAAGTTAACAAATTCCAAGCTAATACCTCCTATCTTTAACTACCATATATAATCCTGGCTCTTTATCTTCTAATGAATCAATTCTTCTTCTAATAGTCATATAGCTGTATCCCAAAAAATCAGCTATTTCTTCTTCACTCTTACCTAACATCTTAGAATAAGCAGCAATTTTTGCCTCTAAACTTCTGGCTTGCTTATTAGATAAAATCATGATACCCTCCTTGTAGGATTTAGTATGATTGACTTACCATTTTTACTAATATCAAATTCATGATAGCTGACTTGTGGAGCAAATGAAACTAAATACACTTCTTCATCATCACCAAATTCTTTTAATTTATCAATCAACTCTTTTTTCTTCACCTTCTAAAACCTCCCTTAAATTATTAACTCTGGAGATATTACTATCAGTTTTGCCTTGATTATAGCTCTTATCTAACAAGTAAACTTTAGTAGATTTAGAAATACTATTAGCATTTTTAAGATTATCTTCTACAAAAAAGCTGACATTGTTTTCTCCAAATTCTCTAATCAATCTATTTAGTTTATCCTCATCCCAAAGTATAGCATCATAAATTAATCCATTCTTATCTAACCATTCTTTAGTATCAGCAAAAATCCTTCTGTATTCCTTATATGGTCTGGCTGATAATAAAACTATCTTGTAGCTTTTATTCCTTAAACTTTGTAGAAATTCTTTTGCTCCAGGCAAAACTCCTACTTTTTTTAATTGTCCAGACTTCCTAAAATCATGTTTAAGCTCTTTCATAACTTCAGTAGGAATATCTGTAATTGCCTCATAAAGATTGTACTGGTCTAAATCTTCTGCCTTAAAATTAGTACCAACTTTATCATTTACATAATTAATAAAGCAATCAGGATAATCAGCTAATACACCATCAATATCCACACCAACTATTTTATTTGATTCAAAGTTTAATTGCTTTTCTTGCTTGTAACGCTGTTCTACTACTGATGATTTTCTCTGATATTCCTCTATAAAGTCCTCTGGACTATACTCCATTAAAACCATTATTGAAAGCCAATATTTAAAAATATCTATACTTTCTTCTAATATATTACTATCTATTGTATGAACTTTATCTTTTCTGTGCCCTTTCCAGTTAGTTTCTCTTATTAATTCCATAATTTCATCAATCATTAAAAGTCCATATTCTTTTAAATGTTCAACCCTTTTCTTTTTGTCAAGACTTTCATAATCTACAAAATTAGAATTGAATTGTTTTTGGTCTTTCCATATCTCTTCAAGTTCTTTTAAACTCACTTAATCACCTCCATTCTCTTTATATTCATCTACTATATATTGTTGAACTTGCATAGCCCCACAACTTAAGCAAACTTCCATTCCAGTTAATCCATCTGGTTCTAAGAATAAATCCCTATCTTCATTTTTACAAACTGGACACTTATCCAATTTTATCACCCTCTATATACTATATTATAGATAACTTTACAAAGTCCTTCTTTTTATCCCAAATTTCTTGAATTAATTTCATCTAATATTTGATAGTAAACTTGATGGGCTAAAATATTCTTATTCCATTTTCCTTTTCTACCAGCTAAAGTAATTCTATCATCTTTAGGCAATTTTCTAGCTATGATAGGCTTTATACAAATATTTGAACCCTCTTTTTCAGTAGCATATTCAATTGATTTTCTACCCCAAAGCTGACTTTCTCTAGTTTTATCTGTATCTTCAGTTCCAAAATATCTAGCATAATATCCCCTATCATCAGCAGGTTCATCTTTAATCCATATTTTGGAATACTCTAATTCAGCACTTTTGAATAAATTATTAGGTGGAATTGTACTTATCACCCAATCATAATCATAGAATAATAAGTCAAAATCTTCTGGCATAAGCTCATACTTTACTATCCTATGCTTATTGCTATGCCATTCTTGAACTATGGAAGGATAAGGATTGTATCCTACCATAAAATAATCTCTAAGCCCCTTCTTCCAGGATGATGAAACTTCTCCACCATAGGATAGTTTATTTTTGTAGACTTCTTCTCTACCAAGTTGTTCAACTTTAAAACTTACCTTTTCAATCCCATCAAAATTACAACTATCATGTAGAAGAAAAAATCCTCTAACTTTTGGAATATTACTATCTTTAGTTATTATATCAAAGTTTTCTATCCCACTATCCTTTAAAGCCTTGGCAACAAGTGTTCCAGATATCCCATTCCCTAGTATAGCTATTTTATTCTTCATCAGCATCACCATTCTCTTTCTTCCTCTTTTCCCTTCTACTTTCTTTCCATTCTTTTAGTATTTTACCAAAGGCTGGAGTTTTCTTAAAACCCCTGCTTACTTTTCTAACCATTCTATTTTTAGAAAGGAATTTGATTACATTCTTTACTTGGTCTTTTTCCATATCTGCTATATATTCAATATCTGATTTTCTAACATAATCATATTGTAAGAACAAATCACCCAAATCTGGAGTGTTGTTAAGATATAAAATAACATCACCTTTTTTATTTCTAGCAGTCCTTTCTGCCTCATTTTGCTGTTCTGAATAATCCCAGTAACCCATCTTAGACTTTCTATATTGATTATCTATAAAATCATGAGCAAATTGAGCATGTCCTTCTTTCACTATTACTTTTTCACCAGTTTCATCAGTGGAAAAAGTTCTACAAGCTGCTGAAATAGCCAGTCTAGCAAGTTTAATTCTTTGGTTAGCACCTTCTACCAAAGGTATTTTACTACTATATTGCTTGCCCATTTTAGTAGCTAATTCTAGTAATTTTTCAATAGCATCATCTGTAAATTCTATTTGCTCTGGAGTTCTACTCCAAGCCCAAAGGATTAAGTCCTTAGATAAATCAAAAGTATATTTGTGTTCTACTTCCCCATGGAGTTCCATCTTCTTATTTATCTCATCCATAGGTACATCTTCACTAGCACAGGCTACAGCAAATTCAAATCTAGCTATATCCTCACTCTTTCCAATTAGTTTTTTAATAGCCCATATTCCATAGCCATATTCCTTAAGACTTCTACCATCCCTACTATTACTAATCCATAATAATCTAGTTCTAGCATGGGTTTTCTCTGTTTGGATTTTAGTAACTTCAGCTACACCTGAACTTCTTACACCAGACATATAACCAATCTCATCTTCATTCAATCCACTTGCTTCATCTAACACTACTAACCTTCTATCGTTTAAAGGTACTTTACCCCAAGTAATAGACCATCTATTTTGGGTTTGTTGCATGCCTCCTATAAGACCAGCAAAAGAAGTGTTTTCACCTGTCACTAGTTCACCTAATTTATAATGCCTCATAATTTGATGAGCAGTTTCAGACTTTCCAGTTCTGGTATCACCTAGAATAAGTGCCTCTACCCAACCTCTATTTATTCTTTGGTTTTGAAAGTTAAAAGCCAATACAGAATGGTAGACTAAATCTACTGCTTTTATTAAATCTTCTCTACCATAAATATGAGTTACATTGTGAGTTAAATCAGTAGCTATTTCATCAAATTTATCTGCCACTGTTTGTTCTTCAGAAGGTTGGAATATTTTAAGTCTTTCTTTCTTTTCTTCAGTCATTTCAAAATTACTTATATTATCTTGAGATGGTTCTGCCTCATCTATTAAGTGAGTAGTATATTGTTTCCAGGGTTCAGGTACAGTTACCCCTGTTACTTGATAAGAGGTATTGGGCTTTAATCCATGACCTACATAAAAGCCCCTTCTAATAACATATTCTCTTTCCTCTGAACTAAAATCAAGTTCAGGCATCATCATAATTTCTTCTACATTTTGAGCATCAACTACTGTAATATTGTGAGAATAACAACCCTTTGGAATACCTAATCTCTTTCTTAGAATACCCTTTTGTTGAGTTTTGGAACACATAATTAGCTCTAATATTCCAGCATCATTAGAGTCAAATATATACTCTTTCTCACCACTACTTAATCTCATAGGACAAAAGTTACACTTCTTCCCAGCATCCATAGTACAAGTGGCCTTCACTTTTCTGGGAATAATATATGGTGCTAAATCCTTTCCAGAAATAACAGTATTCATTCTTACCTTCTTAAAATAATATTTACTTTTACTAGCATTACTAAGATGGACATCATAAATTTTATCATCAGAAGGTACTTCATTAATTTCATCAATACTAAATGGTTCTGTATTCTCTATAATCCCATCAAGTTCTTCTCTAGTGTGGCCAAATCTCACAAAGTAGTCAGTTAAATCTCCATTTTTTGGTTTATTGATTGGTAGATTTACTATTTTAACTTCTTGAGCCTTTGGTAGTAATAACCTTGCTACCTTCTCTGCTCCAGTTTGACCAGCATCATCTATATCATAAATTATATGGACAATCTTATCTTCAAACAGCTCATTCCACTCTGTCTTCCAAGTTCCTGCCCCTCCAGTAGCAGTTATAGCTTTATACCCTAATTGGTTTGCTAGAATAGCATCCATTTCACCTTCTACTAATAAAACTTTATCATAAACTAAATTCTCATATGGATAAAGTCTGGCTGAACCATAACCTTTACCATAGCTTATCACCTTGCTCTCACTAGAAGTGCTATTAGGCTTGTACTTTCTGACATTTCTAATCTTTCCATCTTCTGCTCTGACTGGAATAGTTATTCTACTTCCATCCCAACCAATCTGGTACCTGTCTATTGTTTCTTGATTAATCCCTCTTTCATTCAATAGGAAATTTAAAATCTTATTAGAATTTTTGAGGATTGTATTCCATTTTCTTACCTCTGTTTCACTTATAGCAGGTTGTTTAGGCTTTTCTTTCTTTTTCTTATTATTAACTTCACCTAACTTTAATTCTTCCCCATAGTGTTCTTCTAACCACTGTTCTGCTTCATATTTAGTAAGTCCTTTAACTTTCTTAACAAACTGAACTATACCTCCACTTTCACCACACTCTGGATTGAAGCAATGGAAGCTACCAGTTTCATTATTGACTGAAAAGGAAGGGTTATTATCTTCATGAAAAGGGCAGGCCATTTTAATCTCACTACTATCATTAGGTTCAGGCAATTTCTTGTCTAATACATCTTCATATATCTCTTTGAACTCCACTATCTCACCACCTTATTTATCTGAATAATCAATTTTAATTTCAATAGCATCTGAAATTACTTCTTTAATTTGATTATTTATATTCTTTTTAACTTTTTCATATTCAACCCCAACTTCTAAAAGTCTTAAACTAGTAGTAGCTAAATCATCCAAGTAGTCCTCCCACCATTGTTTGAATTTTATTTCAATTTTAGGTTTCATTCTATCCTCCTTAATCATAGATTATTTCATCAACATAAGATGACAGGAAACTATTAATTTCACCGTCATATATTCCTCCAACCACCTTAGCTGTATATACTATCTGATTGTGATGAGTATCATAATTTCTATTTAAAACCTCTAGAACCTTATTATCATCATATAACTTAAACTTATCACCAGTTTCTAACTCATCTGGCTTTTTGAGTGGTGATAATTTATGCTCAGCAACAATTTCGTTAACTCTTTTCTTTTTACCATAAGGCCCTTCATGGATGTAGCTAATAGCATATTCTTTTTTAAATTTATCCCTTTTTGGTGCAATTCCAAATATTACAGCTTTTTCTCTTGATTTTATAGTTTCACTGTCAAATGATTTATATATAACTTCATCATTAATATTGAATTTGTCATAGGCACTAAAATTACTTGGGTCAAATTGTTTTCCCCAAACCACAATATAATTATCTTTTTTATTAACTTCTTCTATAATACCTTTGTCACCTTCTTCAATATCTAAATACATATCAGTATAATTATGCTTAACTGTTTGACCTACATAGCAATCTTCAATTTTCATGATTTACACCCAACCTTTCAATTTATCTTTGTTGACAAGTTGAATTTCCCCATGCTGCCTTCCAATTAAACATTTATAAATACCCTCATAATCATCAAACTCAATTTTTAACATCCTTATCTTTTCACCAGATGGAAGAAAAAATGAATCACCTTCTTCTAAGTCATCAAAGTTTTTTCTCTTTAATAAATCAGTTTCATATCTTATAAAATAAGCATTCTCATTTTCTACCCAAATTAAATATTCATTTTTAGGAATATTTTTCTTTTTCTTTAATACCTTTTCTACAATACAATCCTTTATATCTCCATTTGGTTGTTTATAATAAGCCCTTTCACCTTCTCTAAACTTATAAATTCTTTCTACTTCACTTGTATTGACCCATTTTCCAAATTTACCATTAGTTATTCTAATTTTAGTTCTTAATTCAGGAAGTTCATGAACTACATATTCATCACCATCATAAATAACTAAATCACCTTTTTGCAAATCCATTTTATTCCTCCCTCCAAAACATTGAATTTTGTAATGCTATATCCATAATTTCTTCAATAGCCTTATTTAACTCTTTTTTGTTTGCATCTTCTGGAATGCTTTCACATATATGGAGTATATCTTTGTGAGCATAACACATATCAATATCTTGACTTCTAAATTCCTCAAAGCTCCTCTTTGTTTTCTCATCCATACATTCTTCAACACTTTCCATAATTTCATCAATATTCAAATAAGTTATATAATCATCTTCTTGTAGATTGGAATTTTGTTCATTACAATTATCATAAATATCAGCCTTATCCCTTTCATGTGATTCGCACAAATCACATAATATCCTCCCTGATTCATTAGCTTGAACTAAAACTTCTTGGCCACAATAGTCACAATAGTCATAAATTGATTTGTCTGAAAAGTCCATTTTATAGCCTCCCCATTTCCCTCATCCAATTGACTTTATGAATTACTTTCTCTACTGCCTTTTCAAAACCTTCTGAATCTAATGGATAATTAACATTAACTGTTACATTTATTTCAGGTGGACTATCACTACCAGTAAATTTTAAATTACATATCAAATCATCAATTTTATTTTTGAATTCTTTTATTTCTGTTCCAGGTTTAATCAATCTTCTAATTCTTGATAGCTCATTAATTACTTCTTTTCTTTTCATTTATAACACCTCCATAAATTCTGAAATATCAATACCATTTGGTAAATGAACACTAAAATCAAAATTTCTTTCTTCAAGCATATAACCTCTAAATTGGTCTTTTATACAAGGAGGGTCATAATCCTTATTAGTAATGACTCTCTTTACTATTCCATTTATGACTAACCTTTCTATATTATAAAACCATTCCATAGTTATATCAATATCTATTTGAGTAATAAAGATAGTTTCACCTTTATGAAGCTTTTCAACTTCACTAAATTTATCAGTCAACATATCATGTTTAAGCTCTGCCTCAAAAGGAACTTCTTGTGCTAATTCAAAAATATTTTTCATTAGACTTCCTCCATCTTAAAGTGAGTTACTTCTACCATAATATCATCTGGTAGATTTTCTATTGACCAATGGTTTAAATTAAAAGCTATATAATCACCTTGAAAATCAACATCAAATACTGGGTCAGTACTATCTACCAAGATATAATTACTTTTACCCCATCTAAATGTATCACCAATTAATAAATCAACTATTCTAGCTTTTTTAGAATTTTCATCTTTTATTAGTATCATATACTACCCCTTCTTCAAAATCATGACCTACTATTTCAGATTGAATGGCTATTGATTTATTAAAATCCCTAATCACCCTAGTTTCAGTATTATCTAAGGCATAAGTTGCTACAGAATTAAGATAAATAACCTTGTGAACTTCACCTTTAAATTTCAATAGAAAGTTCTCATAAATCTCTTCACCATTTTTATCTTCCAATCCTACATAATCTAACAATTCAAATCTTTCTTTTCCACCCCAACTTCTACTATCAGAATAAAGTGGCCAATACCTAATTTTATACCCTTCATCATCAAACTCCAAAACTACATCATAATTCAATTCTAAAAACTCTTTTTCCTTTTTATCCCATATTTTAAATTTTTTAAACTTCATTTCTTCACCTCTTTCTAACTTTTTAAGAAAAACCCCCTCCCGCACTTTCACACAAGAGGGTATCTCTACCCTAAGCTAAATAAAAAGTAGTAATACCCCTTTCAATATTCTTACGGGAGGGGGAATTTTTAGTTTAGAAAAAAAATAAGCTATTAATCAATAATTAAAATGGAGTACTTTCATCTTCACTATCTCCAATTGGTAGGAAAGGTTTTAATTTTTTAACATTTTCTTGTTCTTTACCTTGCCAAGTTCTATGATTAACTACAGCATTTACCTTAGTACCAAGAACATCATCTTGAATAGCTGATACTATTTCCTGCGGAGTTTCTGCTGATTCAGGTAGATTATCCATATCATATTCAATAGCTTCAAAAAATTCTTCTACCTTAAACCAAGCCTTTGGAATTAATGTTACATTAGTCCATAATCTACGATTTTCATATTCTCCACTAGCTACCTTAAGAGTAATTGAAATCATAGGGTTATCATTACTACTCATCTTACCTTCTAATTCATAAACAAAGCAGTTATACTCACCAACAGGTAATGTCTCAAAATCACTATTCTGGTTTTCTTCTTCATACTGTTCCTTAATTTTGTTAATATCAATCATTTTTAAATTCCTCCTTAAAGAATTTATAATTATTCTATTATTGTACTACACTATACATACTTTAGCAAATTTTTTAATAAATATAATATTATATAGTGTATTAGTTCTTTTTACTAAGACTTGCTTAATAGGAATGATTACTATTAAGAGTTTTCTATCATTTCCAAGACTGTATCTACTCTAAAGTCTTCAAAGTCATTTCCTAAATTAATAACATCAGGTAATTTTCCAATCCTGTGTTTAGCTCTAACTTTTCTACTTGGAGAAGTTCTGATAACTCTATTACCATCATTATCAATATCTACATGAAAGATAAAGTCAGTAAATCCATTAAGGTCAGACATAACAGAAGGCATTAATTTTGGCCCAAGTTTGACTGCTCCTGTGTTCTCATCCTTATCACTTCTTTCATGTAGTAAGAAGAACACATACATATCCAACCCTCTAAACATTCTAGCTATTCTGGAAGTTCTTGTGCTACCTTCTTTATAATTAATCATGGTAGCTAAGTCCTTGCTTTTGGTTGGGTCTTTCTTAACAGCATTTCTTAAACTTTCCTCAACAGCCCATTTCTCTACTTCACTTAAAGTATCAATAATAACTGAATCAAATTTATCTTGATTAGCTTTAAGCCATATATAAATGTCACCCAAGTCTGAAAGATTTTCTGGTTCAAGTATTTTTGGACTATTAGGAGTTTTAGCAATACTTGCTCTACCACCTTCAGCATCAATTAAAAGTGGGTTGGGAGCATAAGAAGTAAAAGTAGTCTTGCCTACACCAACATCACCATAGATAGCAAAAGTAGGTTTCATATCCTTAAATTCTTTCTCCATATCATGCATTTCTTTTTCTACATCCATTAGTTAATCACCTCCTTTGCCTTATCATTAGCCAAAGTCTTTCTTTCTTGCCTTGATAGCTTTGGATAATTTTCTTTGTTAAATTCATCATACAAAAGTTCTTTTGCCTTTTCCCTTTGTTTTCTTCTTCTTTCTGCTCTATTCATCTTCACCCTCCTTTAAGTTCTGTATCTCATCTAAGGTTTCTTGAACATAATTCATAGCTTTTTCATCAAACAACCCATAAGCATTAGCAGCTATATCATCTAAAGTTTCTTCCATTAACTCATATTTTTCTTTTTTAAAATTGCCATGGTCAAATACAGTATTTTTATTTCCCTCAATATAATTACTCATGGCAAATCACACCATCTGATACTTCTTCAAAAACTGCTTCTTTTTTATTAAATTCATGATTGCAATCTAAGCATTTAAACCCAGTAAATATTTTTATATCTTGCCCAATCATAAAATCCTTTTGTATCAAATCTGAGTTGCACTCAGGACAAACAACTATCAATATATTAGTTTCCATTATTAACACCTTCTTTCAAATCTGTGTGACAAATAAATTCAACTTCTTCATCACCATAATTAATTGTATTGCAAGAAGGGCATTCAAATTGTGCCAATCCAACAGAAATAAATTCTCCAGTTTCTATATCTAAAAATTCAGTTGAACATTTTTTACAAGTAATTTTAAAAAGGTCAAAGAATTCATTTTTGCTATCCTTCCCTAAATTTTCATTTAAAAATTCTATTAATTTTCTTCTCTGTTTTAATCTTTGTTTCCTAGTCTTATATTTTAAATAAGGTATTGTTTCAGCTAATAATATTTCCATTTTTGGAGCAGCTGCTATCAACTCAGCCTTTTTCTTAACAGTTTCATACTCTGTTTTTTCACATACAATCTTAATGCCTGAATTGATTATTTCGAATGAATAATGGTCTTTGAATTCTTTTCCTTTCAAGTGCCAATTTCTATTTTCCATTTTATTCTCACCTCTATATAATATATTCTATATCAATCATGAAAGTCCTTCTTTTAATTTGAAATTATTTTAAATAATCCAAATTATTTTCTCTAGTCTTAAATCTCTTGTTACCACATCTATGACACTTATGGTCTAATTTACTATCCAAGTATTCTTCTTCAAAGACAAACCCACATTCCATACAAATTCTGTAAGTTTTACACACATTACCTCCTAAACAAAGGCTCATAAACAAAAAAGTTTTCTCTTAACCAAGGAACTAACCAGCTTTAGCCTATATGAGCCTTAGCTAAAAAGGATTATTCCCATTGTCTTCACTTGCCTGCTGTTCTCTTTGTTCTCTGGTAGTAAAGTATTCATCTATAACAGCCTTACTATCCCCACCCTTTTTATCTACTAAACATAATTGTTGATAAGGGCAGTCCCAAGAACATTGACCCATACTTCTACTTCTGATATTCTTATCAATGTGTTCTATCAAATTAGACATAGCTACCAATTCTTTCTCAATGTTTTTAAGTTCATAAGCATCTCTATCTATCCATTCTCTTTTAAAAAACTTATCATCTTCATGTTTTAACCTTGTTAAATATTTTTCATAATCTTCTGGGTCAAAACCATTATCTAAAATAGCTTGATAATAAGTTTCATAATCAGTAGTCATCTTAGCCTTAGATAATCTTTTCCCAGACTTAATAGGCTGAGGAACTGTTGGTAAGTCTAATCTAATAACATTCCAGATAGCACCCATAATTGTTTTGTTAGGGAACATCTGACTCATAGCCCAAGTATAATAATCAATCTGTTCATTTAATTCTAAATGTTCAGTTTTAGTTTTAGGTGATTGAGTAGTAAACTTATGGTCAATTAGCCAAATTCCTTCATTTGGAACTTCTATAACTTTATCCATATATCCCATTAATTTATTGTCAGTTCCAGGAATTTCTACTGAAAATCTAAGCTCTGGCTCAATTAAATCTTTCTCATCTGGACTTCTATAATAATCATACTTATTAAAATATCTTTCTACTACCTTAGTAACAAGCTCAATTTCTTCCTTACTTTCTTCATCAATAAACTGCTCTGGAATACCATTCATTTCTTCTCTCCAGTAGTCTATGATAGCTTGTCTCCAGTCATTTCCTCTCCACTTTTCTTCTAAGGCTTTATGACCCATACTTCCCATTCTTGGTGGAGATGCTTGTTCTATCCTTCTTAACCCTTTTTCATATCTGTAATGATACTTTCTAAAGCACCTTTTTATAGTTGATATTCTACTATAAGATATTTCCATTAATTATCTCACCCCCATCTTCAGTAAAATAAATTCCTAAATCATCCAAATATTCAATGCCTTTTTTACTTGGCTCAGCAGGATAACCTATATCACTTTCAAATCCTAATAATGAACTGTGCATAATCATAGCAGTTTCTTGAGCTTTTTCACCTAATTCACTAAATTTATATCCCTTTGTTTCTTTTTTGAAAATTTCCATTAATTATCTCACCCCTAACCCCTCAATTTCAATAAAAATTTAGCTCTTTCTAAATTGTTAATTACTACATTAATATTGCCAGGACTTCTGCTATCACCTCTAATTTCTTTAGCAGCCTTTAAAGCTCTATCTATTTTGCCTTCAACAGTATCTTCTCTATCAAAACCCATTAAATTAGCTCACCTCCTTTCTAAAGCCTACTTCTCATATGGTTTATTATCATTTTCCTCAATCTCTTTTACACTATCAATAAGAGTTTCTACTTGTTCAGAAAGTTTGAGAAAATCTTGATGGCTTATTCTACCTAAGCCTTTTTGTCTGTACACTCTATTCTGGAATGATTCCAATTCTTCAAGCCCTTTATCTTTAATTGCTTTCACTATGATTCACCTCCTTTAAATCTACTGTATAATGAACTTTATCAGTTTTATCATCTATCATATTAAAATTCAAGTCAACTACTTTAAATTTTTCATTCCAATCTTCCCCCAGTTTTTCATCTAAAATTGGGTCTAGAGTCAATTTTATACCTCCATCTTCAGTAGTTATAATATCTTGCTTTATTGAAATGGTAGTTATATTATCACTCATTAAGGTGAAACCCCCTCATTAATTCAGAGATTGATGACAATTTAAGGCTATCATCAAGGTCTTTTTGATTAGTAATCATTTCAATTAAATTTAACATTCCTTTATAAGCCTTTTTATTAGGGTTTTGCCTTACACCTTCTAATAGATATTCTAAATAATTTTGTAAATCACTAAAAACTAATATTTCACTATTATCTCCAGGAAGTTGTTCCATAAAAGTATTGATTTGTGATTTAAGAGTTCCCCAACCATGATAGTAACAAGAACTATTATTTATTGATACAAAAGCAAATTTGCCTTCATTAAAATCATGACTAACTTTTGTAAGCCTAAAAAAGTACTGGTCATTTATTACACCTAAGATTACACAAACATCATCAATCATTTTATCTTCTAAATTAGCAAAATTAATTTGATCAATATTATCATATTTTACATATTTAATTTTACTCACTTTACTCACCCCTTAAATTTAGTAGAATTTCTTTTCCAGTTATCTTACCTTCTATTAATGAGTCAAAGGTTTCTTGTTTTTCTGCTAATAATTCTTCTATATATTCTTCTATGCTATCCTTAGCTAATAACTCAATGACAGTCACATTTTTTTCTTGTCCCAATCGATGTAATCGGTCAACAGCTTGAGTATTATTAGCATTAGTCCAGTCTTTATCTAAAAATACAGCTATACTACCAGCAGTTAAAGTCAATCCCAGGCCACCAGCTTTAATAGTAGCTACAAATACCTTACAATTATCATTTTCCTGGAATTTATTGACTTCTTTCTGCCTTTCTTCATTCTTAACTCCACCATGTATCATTCCATAGCCTATACCTTCCTTATCTAACATCTTAGCCACTAACTTAGCTGCTGATTGATATTGGGTGAAAACTACTATCTTTTGGTCACCAGAGTCATCTATAATCTCATTTAAAACCTTAATTTTAGCAGACTTCTTAAACTTTTTAATAGAAGGTTTTTCTGCTAATAGTTGTTCACTAACAGCAATTTGTTTTAACCTCATAATCTTAGAAATAATTATAGGTGCTTTTATTTCTTCTTGTTCAGAAAGTTCTGCTACCATATCTTCTTCCATTTGGTGATAAATTTTACTTTGTTTACCTTCTAGTTCTACCCAGCTTTTCTGCTTAGTTAATTCAGGCATATCTTCAATTACTTCTTCTTTCAACCTTCTTAGCATATAAGGTTTTAGCATCTCTCTAAACTCTTTAGGGTTTTTAGCACTACCAATTTCCTTCCCAAATCCATTATCCCAAACTTCACAGTATCTATGAACAAATCTCCAAAAGCTACTGAACTTCTTCCTATCTATTATATGAAGTAATGACCATAAGTCCTCTGGGGTATTCATAATTGGAGTACCAGTTAGAAGGTAGTTCCTCTTAATACCATTAGTAATCTTGTATAAGGCTTTGGTTTGTTGGCTCTTCCTGTTCTTCATTTTGTGAGCTTCATCGTAAATAGCCACTTCAAAGTTTTTATTTTTTATAGCTTTGAACAACTCATTATCAACCTTAGTCCAATTACCATTAATCTTAGCTCTGCTTTTCTCTCTAAGGCTGGCATAATTAGTAATGTAAAAATCTACATCATTTTCTAGTGCCTCAATCCTTTTCTCTTTGCTACCATCTAATATTGTATAGGTTTTATTAGGCAACCATTTCTCTATTTCTTCTGCCCAGTTATACTTAAGTGAGGCAGGACAAACTATTAAAGTAGAGCTAGCATTAATATTATCTACAGTAGCTAATGATTGGAAGGTCTTACCCAATCCCATATCATCCCCTAAAATAGCACCTTTAGTTTCAGTTAAAAAGTTTACACCTACTCTCTGAAAATCATAAAGGGTATCAGCTAATTCAGTATCAAGTTCTTCTGGCTTGACTTCTTTTCTATCTTTATTAACTAGCAGATTTTCTCTTTCTATCTTTCTTTTCTCATACCATTCTTTTAATAAATCTGATTTTTCTAATGTTAAGCCTTTCTTATCCCAAATTTCAGTAGCATAATCTACCACTTCAATCTCTAATGGATAAGACCAAATTTTCTTTTTAGCCTTCCACTTACCGCCAAATTTGTTTTTAACTTTTTTACAAAGTTCTTTATGAGCATAAGGTGATTTAATTGCTACACCCTTTTTCTTAATAGTTCCATCTTTCAACTTTCTAGCATCCATTCCAATCTTAGATTTTCCTTTCCATTTAGCAATAAATACCACCTCCTTTTTCTCTCAGTACAATATAATTATACTATATTTTTAGTAAAAAGTAAAGGCTATTTAAGAAAAATATTAAATAAAATTAGAGTTCCTATCCCAAACCAAAATCTATTAATTCGCCTTTTAGTTTCCTCTCTTTCCTTTTCTATCATGTATTCTAAAGCTACATTCTTTTGCCTTTGTATTTTCTTATCTCTGCTCAAACCCATTCCTTCTGCTAAAATTAAGTTGGTAGATAAAAGCACTATTATTAAAGTAAGGATTAAAATTTTAGTCTTCATAATATCTACAAACACACCCTTTCTCTTTTAAATTTTCAATACATTCTTTTAGATATTTCTCATTGTGTTCTGGATAGCACTTTCTACCAGTAACAATTATAGTATCAATTAATTGATAATTAACATTTATAAAAGGCTCAAGGTTTTTACCTCTGTGAGTAGCTCTTTCCCACTTCTCATTATAATTATATCCTCTTTCCCTTCTTAAACTTAAATATTTAAAATGATAAGCTATTAAATGTTCAATAGGGTAATTAAAAATATAATCAACAGTAGAATGGTTCTTTTCCCAACCCTTACCTCTAAGGGCACATATTTCTCTGTGCTGCCCATTAAATTGATTAGCTGGTAGCTTATCAAGTAAGTCCTCATGCCATAATCTCATCCCATATCTGCCTCCTTAATAAACTCTATTTTAAGTTTCTGTCCAAACATATTAATAGTTTCACCATTATCTTTGATAGTTGATATGCCTTGTTCTTCAAAAAAGTAAAAATCATTAGTATATTTAACAGCACCATTTTCTAAGTTAGTAACTTTGATAAGCACTTTTCACTTCCTCCTTGGTATGCCATCTTCCCCATCATTATAACCAACTTTATAACCATCAGTATATGCCTTATCATATATTTCTGCTTGATAATCATAATCACCATCTAAAAACTTTTTAATTGCATATCCAATTGCTATGCCTAAAGCCATCCCTTGCCAAAACATTTCCTCACCCCCTTTCTTCAAGACTAAATATAGTATAATATAAAACTAGTAAAAAGTAAAGTGATTTTTAGAAAAAACTTTAATTATTTTTAAAGATAAAAAAAATAGCAGTCATCTTAACTGCTATTAATTAGCATACAAACCTATTATTAAACCTGTAACTAAACCATATATACCCCAATTAATCTTTCCTTTAAAAGACTTCTCTTGTTCAATCTCTATAAGCTCATCTTTTCCAGATATGATTTTATTTTTTTGTTCTAAAATTTTTTCATTAATTAAGTTTTGTTCCTTGTACAACTCAATTTTTTGTTCCAGTATATCAATCTGTTCATCTTTTAAATTAGAAATTTTGTCTTTGTTATCAATTATATTTTGTAGCTCTTTTTTAAGTTCTTTTGCTGCTTGTAATTGCTCTTCCAAATTATTTATCCTCTTATTTTTAGAAGAAATAACTTCATCAGTTTTTTCCCTTTCCTTTTTAATAGCATTTTCTAGGTTTACTATTTTATTGTTTAAGGAATTGATAAAATCCAATAAATCTTGTTCATTTTCTTCTGGTAGAAAATAGCCACCTTCTACCTTTTCAAAATACTCAAAGTTATTTGCTATCACCATCATTGGACTTAATAGCATTATCAAGGTCAGAAATAGAATTAAACTTGTCCTTAGGATTGTTATCACTTCCTTTTAATAACTCATCATTTTGTTTTCTTAAAGTTTGAAGTGTTTTTTCTGCCTCTTTTTCTACTTCAATTAATTCTAATTGCTTGCCTTTTAAATTTTCTATTTTTTTTATCTGCTTATCAATCTGCTTTTGAGACAATTCATTTTCTTCCATTAACTTTTCTATTTTAGTCTGTTCTTTTTGATATTGCTTATCTAGTTTATTAATTTCTTCAGTCAATTTAGACTTTCTTTTCTCAAGTCTACCAATCTCTTTTTCTTGTTTTTTAATTAAGTCTTTTAGCTCTTTTTCTTGCTTTCCTTGTTCAGCAGTAGAAGAATACTTACCAAATAGGAAACTAGCTAAAAAGCCTAAAGTAGCAAAACCTAACCAACCTAATTTATCTTTTATTTTTTCCCACATACTACTGTTTCCCAAAAGAAGAAAGTGCATCATCAACAAATACTGAACCAATAATAGTCAAAACTACTTTCCCATACAAAGCATTATCTACTACTTCAAAAAAAGTTAAAACAGTAAATAATAATATAAAGAAAACAGCTGCTTGGAACCAATCTTTTTGAAAAAATGATAACCAATCTTTTTTCAATTCTTTAACTTCTTCCATAATACTCAACTCCTTGATAAATTGATTTTGCTAGTAAATCTAAATATTCATCACAATTTAAAAGAATTTCTTCTCTTAGGTTAGTAATAAAACCTACTTCTACTAAAATAGCAGGCATATCAGTTTCTTCAAGAACATGTAAATTTCTTCTGGTCTTTATACCCCTATTAGTAGCATAAGTATTCTTGATTAGTCTATTTTGTACCCTATTAGCCAGTAGCTTACCACCCTTGCTACCAGGATAATAAAGTGTTTCTATTCCTTTAGCATTTTGACTTTCAGCAGCATTAGCATGTAGAGAAATAAATATATCTACTTCATTTTCATTAGCCAATTCACTTCTCTCATGGAGTGGGATATAAATGTCTTCTTTTCTAGTAATAAATAGTTCATTATCATCTTCTAAAAGTTTAATTAATTTTTTAGATAAAGCTAAAACTATATCACTTTCTTCTGAATAAATCTCATCTATATAAATTTCATCATCCATTTCTTTATCTTTAGGGTCAACTGCCCCTGGCCCTTCAGGGCCACCATGGCCAGCATCAATCAAAATCTTCATCAGTAATTACCTCCCCTTGAAACTCTAAACCTTCAAACTCACCATTAAGCACATCAATAACCTCATCAAACCATGATAATATAGTAGCAAATAAACCTATATATTTATCAAAAATTATAGCTTGAATAATTTTAGGATTTTTATAATAATTTGAATTTGCTATCTCACACATCTCTTCTAAAAAGTTTTCAGATTTTTTATAATAAAATTTCTGGAACTTTCCTGCTAAAATCTTTAATGCTTTTATTTCTTCATCATTATAATTATCTACATAAAAATAAGTTATCATGTCTTCTATTACACAATTAAAATATTCTTCATTCAGAGCCTGAATTTCATCTTGAGTTAAATCATTATCATCTACTTCATAAGCTAATTCTTTTATTTTTTCTTCATAAAAGCTAAATGTGTTAATAAGAAAATCCTTTACAAGCAATTCTTTGCCTTTTAAATCTGCCTCAATTCCAAACTCAATATAATTCTTAAAGTTCTTTAACCTTTGGTGCACAGGGTGGTTTTTTAGTTTAGCTATTTCATAATCTTGGTTGCCATCACTATTACTAACATTTATTCTAAAAATTCCAATAATAGCCACTACTACACTTGTAATAGCAGCTATTATTTTATTATCTACTTCCATAAAATCATTCCTTCCATTAAATCACCTCAAACAACCACGCTACAAGGCAAAATTTTTCTTTTGTATATTTTATCTCTCTTAATGGCGGTAAAATTAATATTATTAACTCATAAATAATTATTTATTTATTGCCCCCTTTACAATTAGCATCCTAAAAATCAACATTATCATTTTGTACTACATTTGTTGCACTTGATACATTATTAATGTTTGCAGTGTTAATAACTGAAAAGATATTATCAGAAATTTTAATATTTGTTAATGTTCCTTCTAAATTAATTGCATAAGTATTGCTATCAAGAAAGTAATTATCATTGACCATCATCATATCAGCATCTTGTACTGCAATAAATTGTCTTGGAGATGTAGGGTAAGGATAATTGATTATATTATTATAATTATAACATCTATCAAAATAATTGCTATTAATCATTGTCCTGTCAGTTTCTTGTATTAAAATTGGATCTAACACATTTGCAATAAATTGGTTATTGATTATTTGTAATGGCCTTGTTCCAGACGAGTAATAAGAAATTATGGAATAACCATAATTGTGAGTAAATTTGCAATTGCTTACTATTAATTTACCGTTATTACCCCCTCCAGATGCAGAAAACACACAAGCTCTGTCAGGTATTCCAGAAGTTTTATCAGTTCTACCATCAATTAATTCAAATTCACTATTTGTAATAGTTCCATTCGCACCGCCATCTATATATATTCCACAAGTTAATGAGAAAAAACTACAGCCTATAACTTTCCAATATTCAGCATTTTCACCAAAATATACACCCTCGCCGTGCTTTTCGCTGTTATTATAATCAAATTCACCTATTGAGGTTAAGCATTCATTGTAAAAATTACATCCTATAAACAATGCTCCTGGGTAGTGGTTGAAACCTGATAAATTCTGGTCTTTGTTAATATTTGATAAATAAAATCCCCTTTGCCTATTTGAATTCCCAAAATTATATACATCTGTATTAATAACCTTTAATGTTTTTTCAATAAATGAAATGGTGAATGCTCTAACTTGTGAAAAACTTGTATTATTGTAATTAAAATTAACATTTCTTAATTCAACTTTATTACAATTATTAATTTTAATAGCAGTTTGGTTAATTCCTGTAAAGTTATTTGCTATAATTTCAGAATTTTGTGCTTCAATAACTACATTATTTTTATTAGCAATTGTTATTTTATTTTCAATAGAATATTGTCCATTTTCGCCATATGGGAAATACAAGTATAAGTCATCTCCATCTGGAATACTGTCAATGGCATACTGAATAGCTTTTGAATCATCAGTAATGCCATCACCAACAGCCCCATAATCATTAACATTAACGAAGTCCATTTGGCCTGCTATATTGTTTAAGTGTATTTTTTGTTTTCTAGCTACCTCAATATTATCATTTAATATTGTAGTTTGACCTTCTGTTAATAATATATCTGCTAATAATACACCTTGGGCACTATCAATAGCAGGTTTTGTAGCACTACCAGCAGTTGCTGAAATACCTTCTACTATATTAATTTCTGTGTTGGTTTCTAAGTCCATTACATCAATGTAAACACTTACATATTTTTCATTTCCAACAGTAGTAGGCAGGTAATTGCTCAAATCAACAGTTTGTTGACTATCTAAATTAATTCTAGCACCATTAATGTTGAACCCTGTTAATGGTTCAACTAAAATACTTAAGTTTGCTGTTGTGTTTTCTGTTACTGCCCCACCTGTTAAGACACCTTCTGTTAGAACATCTGCAATTCTGTCAGCTATTCCTGCATCTATATCTTGAAATGATTGATAATCTTTATTATCTTTCCAATTAAACCAATCAGCTGGTGGTTTTTCACCTGGTTGCCATCCTTCATCTTTTTTACTCTGGTCTGGTTCTGTACCTGTTGCATTCCACTCTGGATAATTATTACTTATATTTTTCAAAATAAAAACCTCCTTATATATTAACTAAAAAATCCTTCATCTGGATTATAATAAGCACCTAATGTACCATAATTAAACCCTTCTTCTTCACTATATTCAACAACTCCATCAGTAGCTGAAAAAGCAAATGTTCCTTTTACAAAAAATGAAATTCTAACTCCAGCTGCACTTAAATCTTTTACTATTTTCACTAAATCTTGAATAGGGAAGCCTATTGAATTTAAACTTTCTGGTGTAATATTGAATCTATAAAAAGCTGGTTCTGGATTATCTGCTGCTAAAACACCTGTTCCAAAACCCTCATATTCACTTGTTTGGACAGTTCCATTTACATTTGAAAATCTAAAACTACCCCATTCACTTTCATCAATTTGGATATTTTCTCTTGGTATCTGAAAGAATGTTGCTATATATTCAATAATGGAATTTACATCTCCACCAGATAAATTTTGTCTGATTTTAGATTTAATTAAAATTCTATAAATATCATCACTAAATAGACCACGCTCTTGTCCAACCAATTCTCCATGTTTATCTAAGGTTATTCCAGTAGCATTACTTAATTCATCTTGTAATTCTACCTCATCTTTAGTAGATTCAATTAATTGTAATTCTTCTAAAATAGTCTGGATTAACTTACCTAAATTACTAACCTTTTCTTTAATATAAATATGAGGAAACTTATTAATTAAATCTTCAAATTTAAGCATTTGTAATCACTATCCAACTACTATCAGTTAAAGCTACCTCTCTGAAAGCTACAGTTATATTTGAAGTTCCAGTAGGACTTGAAGAAGTTCCAATGGCAAGTGAATTAACATCTTCTACACCTGCAATATTAAATACTAAATCAATAATTTTGTTATAAATAACATCTTCACTTATACTTAATCCTCTTGGATAACTTCCATCACTTAATTCTCCACCAATATATCCTATAATTTCATCTTTAATCTGAGTTTCTCCATCAGATGGGAAAGTATCTGGGTTAGTAGATATATCTAAATCTATATAAATATCTACTTCACTAGCTCTTGAAAATCCAACTGTTTGCTCATTACCTGAGTCATCATCTAGCAATACTGAAATACTACCAAATGACTCAATCCCAGCAGGTTTCTTATTAAAAATAGCTTGAGCTATTTCTTCATCTACACCCCCATACACAATGCTCTCAAAAGATTTAGGAGGTAATCCATTACTATCTGTTTCCATTGTTACATTTTCTAAAACTATACAAGCAGTAGTATCAGTTTCTTCTAAAATATTAGCTCTGATTGAATTAGTAGTTGAACCTCCTGCTCTATCATAAGATTGAATATATCTTTCTCTCAACTCTTGGTCAGTTTCTCTTTCACTTCCACCTTGAGAGGCACTTGGGTTATTAACTGAATCAAGTCCAGAAATTGGATTAACTACCTCAGTAATAGTATCAGCAGCAACATTTCCATTTTCACCATCTTCCAAGGCTTGAACTTGTAATGTTATACTACCATCCTCTATATAACCACTCTCAACAGTTTGAAATTGAACTGGTTCTTTTTCTACTGTTTCTACTAAAAATTCTTCTGGAATAAATGTTAAATCATCACCAGTAAAAACTACATCTGTCACTGCTTTTGTACCAGGTTGCCTTGTTATACCTAAATACTGAACTACCTCATCTAATGTATGACCAGTAGCTGTACTTATCCATCTATTATTATAGATTGACTCCAGGGCAAACCAATACAGAGCTATTGGGTAAGAAACAACTTTTACTATTTTAATTAATGGATTTTTATCAGTCATATTCAAACTGCTGAATTTATTTTTAAGGCTTAATTTCATATCCTCAACAATTTCTTCTCTAGTTTTTCTTTTAAATCCATCTTCAGTAATTCCATAATCTGCCATCTATTACACCTCAATTCCTGCTGAACTTTCAAACTTAGTTCCATCTACTAATTTACCACTAAAATCTATTTTAAGTTCTCTATCAAAGCCATTATATTCTGTACTAATTTCTATTGTATCCTCATCAATATCAGGGTCATTTTTAAGAACATCTTTAACTTGTCTTTCATAATCCCTATCTGTTTTAGATTTATCTTTCATCATCTTAATCCATGGAATACCTAATAGTTTATTGAAAATCCATTCACCTTCATTTACACTTAAAGCTATTTTATTTCTTTGTATTACTTCTTCACTTTCATCTACCATCTTTAAATTATACATTTCATCAAATTCCATGTCACCATCATTGTTAAGGTATAAACTTTTCACCCTATCACAACCTTATAAGTTCTGTGTAATTTTACCAACTAATTCTTGTTCAACAGAGTTTAAAATACTATCCAATTGGGGCTTAATTTCATCTGCAACAATTCTATTATATGTGTTGATTGTTATTTGCCCAATGTGCCTGTTGCCACCAGCTTCAATATAAGAAGAATTGCTACCCACTGAAAAAACTCCTAAAACTAATTTTTGTACACTTTCATCAGAAGAAGAAACAGTTATATAATCCTTAGCACTATCTGAAGGTTGTATAGCCCAAGTCAAAGTTATATTTTCAGTAGCCCCAGCACTAAATTCTATTGTTTCTGTAGAAGGATACAAAGTAACTGAGTCAACTACTGTATTGTTAAAATCCAGCAATTCTATTACAACATCTTGTTTACTTACTGAATAATTATTTATCACCTCAACACCCACTGAAAGTAATTGCCCTTCTAAAACTACTTGATTAATATTTGTTATATTTACATTTATCATTTAATCACCTACCCCGAAGTTGATTGCCCACTACCAGCTACAATTATTCCTGCATGAGTTCCAGCTGAAGAACCACCACTAACATAAGTTTCAATTGCATCACCTATTCTAGCTATTGGTGGGCCACCTCCTGCTAAATTAACCTTTCCATTCACAGTGGTAGTAGGAGCATTGACTGTTACAGGGCTTCCAGAATTAACTGTGGTATTGCCAGTAGTAGTCACATCAGTATTTCCAGTAGTTTCAATTAATAAATCACCATTCTTTTTCATAACAATTCTGCTACCAGCTTCTTGATTTTCTATGAGCAAATCTTCTGTATAATTAGGGTTTAAATCTGGTTCACTTTCTAATTTTAAACCTTTAACTACTACAGCATCATCATAACTAAATTTTCTAGTCAGCTTAACTTCTTCACTTTTACCTGTAATTAATAGCTTGTCTAAAGCCCTTTCATTAAAAATTACTTGAACTATATCCCCCTTAGAGTAGGGTGGTCTTATAACAAATCTATCAGCATTTAAATGGGCTACTGGAACTTCTACTACTGGAGGAATTTGAACTTGTTCACCTTCTAACTCTTTCTTATTTAGAAGAATTACTTCAGCATACATTGTTTTAGCATCATAACTCTTAATTTTAGCAGGCAGAGCAGTATGAATACTATCTATCCTATCTTCTATTATAGCCTTAATAGTTCTATTGATTTCCTTCAATCATCTCTACCTCCATTTTTGTTTGATAGTTATCACCTTGACAAACATGCTCTCCTTCTATAACTCTAAAATTTCCTTCAACTGTTTTGCTTTCTAATCTTATAAGGGTATCAGTTTGAATTTTATAATTGAATAAAGATAAAACTGTATATTTTTCACTATCTTCTTCATCAGTTTTTTCTGGAGAAGAAATAAGTCCAGTATCACTGTTTAAGAGAATAGCCCTTCTATTAGAAGTCTTACTTGGTCTAAGATATATCTTACCTCTACTAGAGTGTAATTTAGACCCAGTATCAGCTGCTATTTCTTCTAAAGCCTTTCTATTGGTAGTAGAAAATGTAACCCCTTTTTCATAAGTTACATCTTCTACTAAGTCTATTTCACCAACACTTAGACCAGTGTTTTTAATCAATTCTGGAGCAATTTGAGATGCTTTAGAGTTAGCCTTCCAAGTTTTATTTACAGTAGACCTAAGCCATGCTTCAGTATTATCTCCAACTATTAAAGTTGTAACCTTATCTACTTTATCCCATTGAGTAACTGATTTCTTAATTATTCCAGGAAGTACAATACCATTATGCTCTTTATACCCAGCCTTTAAAATAAATTGAGTTTCAGCTTTTAACCCTTCTATTGTTTCATTTTTTAAATTATAAAGGACTACTTCACCAACATTTCCATCACTTTCATCTGAAAATTCAATATTAAATTCAATATGAATTCCAGGCATTTTTATTTCTAAATTTTCTGTTTGGAATTTAACTGTTCTAATCCAATATTTAGGCATTAGTATCACCAGTTGCCAAATACAACTTAATCTCACTTGTTAAATTCTCATAAGTTATCTCATTATTCTCTCCACTAAAATCTAAAGGAACAATTATAAAATCTTCTGAAGTTAATGCCATTAAATTTTCAGCATAAATCAGTTTTCTACCTTCTATAATAGCTTTATCAGTTAAATCTTCATAAATACTTACATAAAATTTATGGTCATAAGTGTTATATGAGAATTCAAATCTATAAGGGATTTCATTAATTTCTGTTATAAACTTTTCTGGTCTAAACTTTATATTACTAATATCTAATGGTAAAGTTTTTAAAATCATTCTTCTTCACCATCCCCATTAAACCAACTTTTTCCAATATCAGTAAAAATTCTAAGACTAGTAGGGTCAGCACTTCCTTCATCTATTTCTTCTTCACCAGTAGCCTTTTCATCAGTTTCATCTTCTGATGTTCCCCCTTGAACTTGCTCTCCAGTTTCTGGGTCTACACCTAAGGTTATATTTACTGTTTGTAGTTCAACTATTCTTACCTGCTTTAAGGTTATAGTGCATTCATATCCATCACCATAACTTGCATCTTTCATAGGACTTATGCTTTCAATAGCTAAATTAGTATAAGTTCCTAAGCCTCCAGAATAGGCAATGAGTTCCTCTGAATCTTTCATTTCTACCAATTCAGAATACTTATCCATTGCCTCACTTCCAGAGAAAATAGCCTTTATGCTTAAAGTAGTGGGTTCATTTCTAATATGGTCAGAAATATTCATACCACTTTCTACTGGTTTATCTGTAATGGTATTTGTAAAGGTTGGTTGTTCTTGTTCAACTACATCAAAGACTAAATTACCTAGTGCTGCCATTAAATACCACCTGTTTCTGCTAATCTACCCTTAGTAAATTCATCCTGTAAAGTCCTTCTAATTTTAAGCAATAAATCTTCATCATTACCATTAGAATTATCTATGGTAATATTAAATTCATTCCTTTGCTCATTTAGTGCTTGTTTTGTAGTGCTAGTAGTATTATTTACAGGTTGCATTCCTCCTGTTATAGTGTATTTGTACTCTTGTTTTTTACCACTAGCTGCTGCTGTAGGACTTGTTTTAACATTATTACTTTTTTCTTCAGTTCCAGTGTCTATTCCAGGGATGAATTTTTGAGCCCAATCTGGAACTAAACTAGACCAATCAAAATCAAACTTATCTTCAATTATTGATTTAATATTGAATTTCTCATCAAACCAGCTTACTATATCATCCCACCAGTTATCCAAATCATCTTTAATTCCACTTAAAATGCCTTCCCCTTCAAGTGAAAAATCTAATATTTCAATCATCAAATCTTGCATATTAAATATAGCCCAAAAGGCAGCTTTTGTTCCTTCCCACAAATCAACAGTGGTATTATATATTTTTTCTTTTGCCTCATCATAATCTAAAAACTTAAGCTCTGGGAGTTCAATTCCTACCCAACTAGCTACTTCAACTATTAAATCATTCCAAACCTTTTCTATGGTCATAGTGAATAAGGTATAAAGTAAAGCCCCTTTTAAATCTAAAAGCCCTATTATACCATCAAATAAAGCTCCAATTAAAAGTTCACCTATTGTATAAAATGGAGTGGACATTTCTGCTAATCCATCACCAATAGAACCAAATGCTTCAAGTACACCTTCAGCATCAAAGTTAACCAAAGCCCATATCAATTCTCCAAACCCTTTTGTTAATGTCCATAAACCAGAACCAAGCAATTTAACATTAGCCCATAAATCTATGAAAAAGAATTTAACTCTATTCCAAACTTCTATAAAGTCCCAACCTACCCCAATAAAATCTAAGAAACTATCTATTAAAGGAAGTAAAACTCCATCATATCCATGTTCTATTGAAAGGTATAAATCCTCAAAAGCAAAGTACAATCCAATTACTAATCCTGCTAAGATAGCAACTTTACCTGCTGTTAAGCCAAGTCCTCCTACTATTGTTTTGAAAATAGTAGAACTTCCTATCCATTTAAACACTCCCCAGACAGCCATAACTGGCCTTCTAAGGAAAGCAAAAGCAGTAGCTAATCCTAAAACAATAGTTGTAGCTAATCCTATACTACCAACTAAACCTTGAGTCATAGGTGGCAATTCATTGAATACATTAACACCATCTTTAACACTTTGAACAAAGTTTTTCATCATAGGAATAAAAGTCAGACTCATATTAATAGCAGCAACATTAATTGAACCCTTTAATTCTTTAAAAGCACCAATTAAAGTATCCATTTGTTCTTCTGCCATCATTTGAGCAGTTCCACCTGAATCAATTAATTTTTGTTCAAAATCAGTCAATTCATCAGAACCAGCACTTAATATTTTTCTAAAAACTGCCAAACCTCTTTTAGTGAACATATTTGAAAGTGACCTTTGTCTTTCTTGTAAGGATAAACCTTCTAAACCCATTTCAAATTCCTTTACAACTCCAGTCAAGGATTTAAAATTATTTTCATCATCCCAAAGCTCAATACCTAATTTATTCATTTCTTCAGTCATTTGAGCAGTTGGGGAAAGTAAATCCTGGATAACACTTCTAAATCTTCTACCAGCTCTAGTACCAGTTTCACCTCTATCAGCTAAAAGACCTAAGGCAGCAGTCATCTCTTCAATTTCCCAGCCAACACCTTCTGCCTCACCAGCTACTTCTGTAAAAGCAGTACCTAATTGAGCCACATTAGCACCAGCAGAAGTAGATGCTTTTAAGAGGACATCAGCAACTCTTACTGCCTCTTCTGCCTCATATCTCATAGTATTTAAGGATTTAGCAACAATTCTTGAAGCATCAGCTAATTCCATATCTGAAGCAGCAGCCATATCTAAAATTCCAGGTAAAGCTCCAATTACTTCATCAACTTCAAAACCCATTCTGGCTAACATTTCTTGACCAGCAGCTGCTTGACTAGCTGTGAATCTGGTGTCAATACCTAATTGCCTTGCCTCTTGAGAAAGTTTAGCAACTTCATCAGCTGTTGCCTCTGCTACTAAACCTGTTCTTCTTACCTGGTAGTCAAATTTTGCTCCAGCCTTACCTATATTATACATAGCAGTAGACATAGCAGTAAATGCCCCAAGCAATTCATACTTATACTTTTCAAGAGTAGCTAAACCTGTTTTGAATGCTTGTTGTAATTGATACCCTGTAAGTTTAGCAGTAGCACCCATTGTTCCTAAAACACCTTCTGCTTGTCTTACATTTTGTTTTAATTCTTGGACTTTAGCATCTGCCTTATCCATTTTTCCATAATCAATTCCAAAATCAATTCCAATAGCTAAATTTCTCTGTGCCAAGTTTAGCCACCCCCTTTATTCTTCTTGGTTTCTTTAGACATCATTTCATAAGCAGTATATGCCTCAATAAACTTATCATAAGTCATATTCTTAACACCTTCATAGTCTTTTAGGAAAAATACTAAGTCCCAAAATTTCATTTTATTTCTTCTTATTCTAGCTTTGTACTTATCCCTTTTTACTGCTCCTATGTGATGAATGCCATATTCATCTACCAGGTATTCAGTATGATCAGGCTTATAGAAATGATTCTATTTCATTAACCACATCTCTCATTTCTGCTACACTATCAAAGCTGTCTAGAGTTAGTTTAGATGGCTTAATTACTACATTATCAAATAAACCCTGTAAATACTTCTTTCTTACCAAGTTCCCCTGAGCATTAGTACACTTATCACTATGGTCTACTACCCATTCTACACCTGGATGTTGTAATACATATTCTTCCCCATTAATTGTCTTTTTTACATTATCATTTTTTGGCATTATTCAATCACACCTTCCATTCCTCTTATAATTTCTTCATAATCAGCAGCTATAAGTGTCCACTCTCTCTCATTCAAGTCTGAACCCTTTTCATTATCTGGAATACTTCTAACAACACATTCACTACCAAAACCAGAAACATCATCTGTATAATTAAAATCTTGAGTAGCAAAAGAGAATGATTGGTCTTGATTATACAATTCCATCAATTTAGCATTACTTGGTGAATTATCTGCTAGAGTAAATGTAACATCAGCTACATCATTAGCACTCTTAACAAAAGTAGTTTCACCTTGAGTTCCTACATGGACTGTTCTTTTATCTTCAGCTCTGGTGATTGTTACCATAGTATCTTCACCAAAACCAGTTAAAATGTGTCCATCTACAACTGTAATGACTTTGGTTGGGTCATATTGAGCCATTATTTATCATCCTTTCTATACTTTTAATACTCCTTCTACCTGCACTGTATGAACAGCACCAGCAACAGTAGCTACAAAATCAATATCTGGTAAAATTCTATTAGCTATATCATTATCAGGTATTTGTTCTCTAGTAGGAACTGTAACTTCCCACATTCCGTTTCCGTCAGCATCCTTAGCAATAACTTTTCTTCTCACAGCTAGTTTTAGAACTGCCTTAAGTTCTGAAACTACCAATCCAATTCCAGGATTATCATAAGGAACTTTCTCACTATTATAAAGTAGGAAGAAAATACCCTCTTCAATTCTAGCTTTCATCCAATCTTTAGCTCTTTGAATATCTAAAAATCCTCCACTAGTTTCCTTACCTTCACTAGTCATATCTACACCCATTCTTCTAACATAACTATTTACATTAGCATCAAGCAATGTGTTCTGGTCAGTGTTAGAATAAGTAGCAACTGAAACTCCATTTAATCCTTGGAATTTCCAAGTTGAACTACCAGGGTCAGTTGGAGCCATTCTACCTGTAATAGCTGCATCCAAATATTGGTCTGTACCAGCACTTCCACCATCATGAGCAAAAATACCAACTCTACTAGAGCTAATTGTACTAGCCATAGTTTCAATATTAGCAACTGTTTCTGTAATATCTGGTTGAGTGATGAATAATTTTCCATTTGCTCCAGTCCAACTAGCTGTTTCTTCAATATCTGCCTGAACTCTACTAGCCAATAGAACAAAATAAAAATCATTATGCTCCAACACTAAATCATTTAGAGCACCTGTGATACTAGCATAATCTGGAGTAGTCGCACCTAAATCAGTACCATAAACAGCAACTTCTTGTGGACTTGGTTCTTGCTCAAATATTTTACTTACCATTTCATATCCCATACTACCACTAGTAAGAGTAGTCAACCCATCAGTACCTTCTACTTCTTTATATGCTACATCAGTATCAGGTACAAAGACTAATGGTAATCCAAACCCTTCTTTACTGATTGGGCTTGTTTGGTCAAAAATGACCACTTCTACATCCTTAGACATAATTAAACCTCCCTTTAAATATCTACTTCAAATCTTTCTCCATTCATATTAAATTGTACAATCTCAATAGTCTTTTCAGTAACAACAACTTTGTCTGAAAATCCCAATATCACATCAAAGCCTTGCCTGTCTTCATATTCAGTTTCAATAAAAGTCTTTCTATTTTGAGTAGGGGTTATTTCTTTAATTACAGCTTTACCATAATTATTAAGAAATTCCCTATTTAGTTTATTTATCATAAACCATTGTCTAGCTTTATTTACATACACATCTACATCTTCACCATAAAAGTTTAAAGATAAAGTAGTGTCAAAATTGATAATATAAGTGTATTCTATATCATTTTCAAACTCTATTTCTTCACTTGGAACTACTTTCCTAAGAGTTATAAAAGATTGTCTTGGTTGGGCATCATACTTAGTAGTAAAACCTATTCTTCCTCTTGGGTATTTCATCAGTTCAGGTTTAACATCTTTAGTACCTAATATAAGTTGCTCAACCCCAGAGTAATCTTTTATATAAGGGTATAGCTCATCTAAAAACCCATCTAAGTCTATCATTCTACCACAACTTTCTTAGCTACAAATGTAGAGAAGTCAGCAAAATCAAGCCATGAAGTCTTTTCTCTTACTTCATAATTTTTATCATTCCTTGAATCATAAATTGTATCATGCTCTTTTAAAGGCATTATACTACCTTCTCTTTGATATATCTTTCTATCTTGAGTAGTATAAGCCCCACCTTCATAATCATTTATTTGTTCTGGCCTTAAAGGGAACATAATTAATTTTAAGGTTTCAGTAATAGGTGTTCCTTCTACAGCTCTACCATTGATTATTTGTTCATCTGGAGTTCTGGTAACCTCATAACCTTTTTCATATTTTGTTAGTACATGAGAAAAATTTAATTTCATTAAGACCATCTCACTTCATATTCAATACTCTGCCATAATCTGCCTGTATCTTGTAGAGGACTAGCACTCCCTCCATCCCCATCTCTTAAATCAATGGTCATTTGGGTAAGAGGTGGACTTTCTATATCGCCTATTGTTTTCTGAACCATTGATACTACTGAATTCCCTAATTTATCCATAGCTAAACTAGCAGGTATGTCTCCAACTGCTACTCTGGAAAGTAAGGTTTTAGCTTGTTTTACTATCTTTCTTTCTTGCTCATCAGCAGTCCTTCTTATAAAAGACCTTTCTGGAATTTCTATTTCAGTAGTGCTAGATTTAAGAGGATAACCTAAAGCTGCTAAATAATTCCTCATTTTTTCTGTAACAGCTATTCTTATACCAAATTCATGGACAGTAGCTAAATCTACTATTCCAAAATCATCTTCACCTGTATCTTCATCACCAAATACCCCTATTAATAAGGTAGCACCACTTAGCTTTTTCATTTCAGAGTTAATCTTTTTCCACTGCCTATCATCATCCTTTATGGTTATTCTTTTCATTATGAAAACAACCTAAAGTCAATACCATTTTTACTTTTAGACATCTCTAAAAATTCTTGACCATAAGCAGTAGTTTTATAACCTTCAGCATCAGCAGAAGAACTTTCATATTCAACTCTAATGTCTTCTATCTTTTCTACACTAGTTCTTCTGACAGTTAGACTGCCATAATGGGCTGCTAAATACCTTTGAGCTCTTTCATTCCCATCTAAAGCAGTATCTTCTAGTATACCAATAGCATCATCAATGAATAATTGAATAGTATCAGTATCAAGGTCAGAAAGGTGAGGGGCAATGGCCAATACCTTATCTACTGTTGTATTAGCCATTATAATTCACCCTTATCAATCTTTTCCTGAATTTCTTCAGCTACTTCCTTTCCCTGAATGCTTTCTCCAGTGGACAGTTCATACCATCCACCACCTTTAGGTTTAGGGAATTCACTATCAATATTACCTTTATCATTGATAACCCTTTTTTCTTCAGGCTTTTTAGCTTCAGACTTTATTTTTATATTGCCATTCTTCAAGTCATACTCAAAGCCTTTGTGCCCCTTGTTCCTATCAAGTTCTTTTTCACTTACTTTATTAAGACCAGGCTGTAAAGCAATATTACCATATGGCAGGTGTTTTATTTCCTTGGTATTATTTACTACTTCTACCATTCATATCGACCTACCCTTCTTAAATTAAATCAAATCTACAAACAGCTAATGGTCTGCGAAGGATTAATCCACAAGTTCTTTCTTCTGTTCTTACTTGATAAGCTCCATTAGGAAGTCTATATGGTTCTTCTCTCTGGAAGTCAATAGACAATCCAAGTTGCATATTTGAAGGTGAAGTATCAAGAATTAATCCTGAATCATTAGCACCATCTGGGTCTGCCCCTTCTAAATAACTAATTTCTAAGATTTGGTCAAACCAACCTTGCTGCATTAGATAAGTCATAATAGTTTCACTATTATAATCATTATAAGGTTTAGCTAATGCTTCATATTGAGTAGGAGGAAGAATAAGGGTATCTACACTATATCCATCTTCCTTGTTAACCTTAGCTCTTGCCTCTCTGATATCTGCTATAATTTCTTGACCAGTTTTGAATTCCCAAGCAGTACCATCAGCATCTGAATCATTAGGAACATCATAAGTGTTGATACCAGTAGCATTAACAAACCCTTCAAGTCCTAAATCAGCATCACCAAGGAATACTAAATCATTTTCATTTTCAGCAACAAATCTTCTAGCAGTTTCAGCCTTTTCAGTGTCTACACTTCTGTTATTAGCTCTAGCTGCTCTAAGCTCTTGCTTTTCAATTTTAAATCCATTCTCAATAGAAATTACCTTTTGAGTAATTCTTTCCTTATCATTGTCTACATATGGAACATCATCTGCTCCAGCAGCAGACCTCTTAGCACTACCTTGTCTTTCATATCTATCATAAAGATAGGTTTCAGCATGCTCTGGAATATCACTATAAGTGCTAAGGAAAGTTCTTACAATCAATTCTTCCTCTTTTGGTTCATAGAGGACATCATCAATTGCCTCTAAATCTCTTTCCAGTAACATTCCATCTTTTCTTTCAACTCTGTTTCCTAAAATATCCTTCATTTATTTACACTCCCTTAAAATTATTTATAGTTATGCTAATTGTACTTCTTCAGTTTCCATTGGGAAGTCAATCTCAATTTCAACATTATCTCCAGCAGCTGCCCCTTCTACAAATTGAGCATTCATAAGTTTTACTGCATAAGTTCCACCAGTCCCAACATCAGCATCTGCTTCAGTAGCAGTCATAACAGTTCCATCTGGAGCAACAGCAACCTTATCCCCAGCAGTTGGAGCAGTATCAGCATCAGCATACACAGGGACTACCATAACACCTTGAGTAACAACTACCATAGGCTGTTCATCTACATATTCTTCATCATCAATATTTCCAGAAAGTCCAAATCCAGCAAATCCAGCAATTTTAGCACCAGCAGTACCATCAAACTCAGCATATTGTTTTTCTGGGTCTGTACCTCTCATTACTGCTTTACCAAATCCAATAATACCTTCAGCAGCACCTGAAATCCTTTCATAATACTTAGCTTGAGCAATTTTACCTAAATCTAATTCTGCCATCTTATTCTTCCTCCTTTAAAATTTTAAATCCTATTTTTTAAGATTAAGTCTACCTTTTCTCTTTTCTTCCAGCTTAGAGTTCTTGCTATCACCTTTTTTAAATCTAAGGTTATTATCTCCAAAACTCTTACTATTAATCATTTTAAGAGTATTTAAAGCACCATCAAATCTAGCAGCAATGTACTCATCAGACTTTTCTTCCATTTCAAAATCTTCATCAACTTCTGAAATTAAGTCTGCTTTAATTTCTTTAGTAGTTTTACCACTAGCATCATAGCCAGGAACAAATTCTCTTACTGAATCAATAAGGTCAAGTCTATCTTGAACAATAGCATCAATATCCTTATCTTCAAGTTCATCCATTCTTTCTTCTAAGGTTTTTAGCTCATCTTCTTTACTATCTAGCTTACCTTCTAAGGTTTCCTTTTCAGAAAGAATTTCAGTCAACTTTTCTTCATCCTCCTTAAGAACACTAATTTTCTCATCACCAATTTCAATCTCTACTAACTCTTTCTCATCTTCCTTTTCAACTTCTACCTCTACTTCTTTTACAGGAAGTTCAAAACTATCTAACCAAGTATTGAGTTCCTCAGTTCCTTCTTCAGAAGTATAAATATCAAAATCAGGTGTTTCTTCAGTTCCTAAACTATCCCAAAAGTTCTCAATTTTTGTGTACTTCATATCTTCTTTTTCCTCCTTCTTAGAATATCCAAATAATCTTTTTTCTTTTGAATCTAGTCTGGCTCTTACATCTTCACCAGCTCTACCCTGTTCTACATGAGCAACATGATTTATCCTTATATTTCTTTGAATTCTATCATATTGTTCCCCTTCAAACTCACCACTTTCTTCTTCCAAATCTGCCCTAAAACCAATACTGACTTGAGCTTTCTTTCCAGACTTTACATAAGCTATTAAGTTATCATCGAAAATTGTTTCACTAATAACTAATAAATTATCTTCTTGTCTAACATCTTGGTGAGTTGTGCCTTTAGTAAAGTCCATCCAATTATTACTATCAACCATAACAGGAGGGTGTCTATCTGTTACTGGGACACCTTTTAAACTTCCCATAGTCAAATCTGAAAATATTTCTTCTGGAGGTTTAAGCTCATTTATAATTTCACCAGTATCCCAATCATAATAAGGCATAACTCCAGTTCTTGTAGCAGCTATTTCTACTGTAAGAAAACCATCTTCCTCATTCTCTACATAATCTAAAACTTCTGCCTCTTCAAATCTCTGGACTGTTTTCATCTCCTTACTATCACCTCCTTCAATTTCACCCGTTGCTATACCTTGATTAATTGCTTTTTGCCTTGCTTCTTTTTCTTCTTCACTGTATTTATATCTAGGTTTACCTTCTCTTTGGCATTCTTGTACTGGCATTTAATCACCACCTTGAATTATAGTAATATCATTATAATTACCCCGCCAACAACTGTTGCAATAAAATCTAAAAACTCTACTGAATGTTTTTTAGGATTGTGATAGTCATATATTTCTTTGAACGCTCCTGCAATAACTGCCAATCCTAAACCTGTTATCTTATCAAATAGCATTGTTCCCACTAAAGCTATAACAAAACCTGCAATCAAATGTAACAGTTTATCTTTAGGCAAAACATCACCTCTTTCAAAGTGTCGAATAATCAAGCTATTCAGTAAGTTTTCCTTCTTCAACTAGATAATCAAAAAATTTTTTCAAGCCTTCACTTTTTGTTGCGTTTTTCATTTCTGTTGCAGTTTCTAATTCTCCAAAGTTATTGTTGAGAAATTCTGCCGAAACCTCTCCTTTAGTCCATTTTTTTTCTTTTTTCCCTGCATAAGGGTTTTCTATCATATTTCTATCATTTGCTATTTTTGAAAAATCCATTTATACCACCCCATATAGAGCTATATTGTAATCGTGGTCTTCTGTGTCTTCATTTTCAATACCTATTCGCAGTAAATTAGTAATCAAATTTTGTTGTTCTGAGTAATCTCTATAACCACCAGTAAGCGAAAATAATGTTCTGGAAGGTTCTAAATCTGGATAAGAAAAATCTGATAATACTACTTTTACAACCCGAAAATCGTGTTCGTTTTTATCACTTTCCATAATGGCAACTGTATATTTTGTATATTTAGACATATCAACATTATCAAAAACTAAATAATCAGTAGAGCCAGCTGTTATAGTGTAATTAGTTTCTTTTTCAACTTGCTCTATACTTCCATTATGCGACACATTAATTGTTTCACCAGCAAGAGTAATTTTTCTTTTCCCATTTTCATCATTTTTATCAATTTTGATTCCATCTGGAGTATAAGTGTATCCAGTATCATCTTTTTCAGGTCTATTCTTATCACCCATTATTATCATTCCTTTCTTCTTCTATATCTTCCCAGCTAAATCCACACTTAGGACAGGCTGGTGAAGGATTATTTGCTAAAAATTCATATCCACATTCTGGGCATTTATATTCAAACCTTATAACCATTAAATCACACCTTTGTAATAATGAAGTGGATTATTGAAAATATGATAGAGTATATTAATGTACTACCAAAAAAGACTAAGCCATTCACTATCCAAACAGTTGTAAAGAATGTTTCTCTTGGAGGACTACCTGTTTCAGAATAAATCCAAGTAGTAACTGCTCCTAATACAATTGATAAAACTAAATATAAGAAAATCATAACTTCCCCCTATCTCTATTCTGAATCATGATAAACTCTATAACCATTAGAGGAATACTCAACAGCAACTTCCCCTTGACCTTTATTCCCCTTCTCCATAAATGGTAGTTACATCTTCCTCAACAACTTGGGCTATACACCTACACTGTATTTCTTGGCCAGGGTGAGTTCCATTAGGGCTTCCTTCTTTCCAAGTAAAAATTTGTCCATCCCATTCTTCATGGGTATCTCTAACCCTATTATCACCTACACTAGACCATACATACCTATCCAAACCAGCTTGAGTTTGTCTTTGTCTAGTAATTTCTGCCAATGTTGAACCTACTTGGTCTCTGGCTATAATCTTAGCATTACTTATAACCCCATCACTAGCTTTCTTTAGGCCACTTTGTATGGTTTTTATACCCTTACCTTTAGCAACTCCATCCCTAATAACTCTTGACACTTCATCATAATACCTCTCAGGTAATGATTTTATAAGTCTTATATTTTCTTCTATTATCATTTTTATTCTAGCATTTGTATTAGGGTATCTTAAATTAGGTGAAACACCAGCTACTGCCATAATTTGTCTATCTACTTGATGTATCCCAAATTCTCTAGTTCTCTTAACCATATCATTAGCTAAATCTTCAGCTTGGTCTTCACTTATGCCATGTTCCCTTCTTAGTCTTTCTAAAAGAATTTCAATCTCATCTTCTGGAGCATCCATTAGTTGTTTGTATTGCTTTTTAATTCTTTCCATCCAAGTTTCATAAGTTATACTATGAATATCATTTAAAATACCTTGAATACTATTCTTGTAACCATAAGCTATATTCATAGGAAATCTACCAGGTATTCTAGCCATTTTGAGCACCTTCACTAACTTTCCTTTTCATATCTACATATTCAGCTAATTCTTCAAATTCACTCTTGCCTATACTCATTGAATCAAGAAAACCTTCTTCACCAAACCTCTTTTCTCTTACTTCATCTGGTTCCAATACCATATTCTTAATATATTTCTCATCTATTTCTGCTTGTATCTTTCTTAATTCCATATCAGTTTGGTCATCTAATCTCCAAAGGGAATTAAACCTCATATCAAAATTAGGATTTTCCACTCTACCTTCTCCAACCCCACTATTTTCTGCCTTATATAATAAAGTTATTAATCTTTCCAGTAATGGTCTAACATACTTTTCTTGTATACCAGCTATCCTCATGTAGTAATTTACTGAATCAAACTTACCCCCAGTAATAGTACCTTGCTGCTGCCCTAACATGTGAGATTTTGGCATTCTAGCACTTCCTGCTAAGAAATCCCATACAAATTCTACCATAGCACTAATGTTAGGCAGATTGTTTCCTGGACTTTCATGAGTAAGTTCTTCATCCTTACCAATAACTGCTAAACTCATAGAATTAAAGAAACTTTCTAATTCTTCTGTAATAGCCTTAACTTGTTCTCTACTGTTCATATTAACATCATCTGACTTTAATACTTTAAAAGTCATAGCATAGGCTATTTGTCCTAAAGACCAAGCTATATTGTCTAATATAAGGATAGGCTCATAAAGTGGTATTCCTAAGCTCATACCCCACTTCTCACTTTCAAATACTCTACTTTGCATATGAAGTATTCTACTGGAGTGAACTAACCTTGTTTCTTCTAAAGTTGGAGCCAGTTCATAGAACATAAATTTATTAAAATCTGGAGAAAATGGGTCTTCATCTATCAATCCATCAATTATTTTCTTCTTAGAAAATGGATGGATATAATCAATATCATTAAGTCCTTCTTCATTAATAGGTTCATCCAAGTTAAAAGAACTTTCTTGACTAAATCCCAGACTTATCAGACCATCCCCAGTAAGTCTTTCATACTCTATCATTTTACTAAAGGCAGGCTGGGCATCTAAATCATTTAATTTATTTAGGATTGCCTCATCTTCTTGAGTATTTTTAAAACTAATCCATTCTCTAGTAGCATCTTCTGCTGGTATTTCAATTATATTTTGAAATATGCGTTTGTGTTTATACATATTATCTATTTCTTTTTGAGTTAATAAATTATCTTGCTGGTATTGAGAGTGTAAGGGGTCTTTATTGTACTTCCCCTTAGAACTACCTTCTTTCATGGTAGTCATGAAGTCATTTCTTTTTGCTTTTATACTATCTGGTATATATAAATTCTTATCCTTCTTATATGAAGCCACTAATTTCACCCCTTACCTTTCTATTTCCAAGCACCTAATAATCCACTACTACCCCTTCTTCTTTCCTTTCGACCCTTATAGAAGGCCATGCATATGGAATCAGCAGTATCTGGACTTTCACCAATTCTTTTCTTAATCTTTTTCTTACTCTCTACTTTAAGTTGTCCATTAGAAGAAAATTCATACTTAATAGCAGTAATTTGATTTTCTAAATCTTCATCATGAACACCTATCTCAAATTCACCTTCTTTTAAACCCTGTCTTAATTGCCAATACATTTCTGCTCTCTTATTTAAGTATTTATCATAATTTACAGCCTTTTGACTAACTTTAAATCCATTTACTTTCTCATAATTGAAGCTATTTTTAAGTTGGTCTTCAACTCCAGCTCCAACTCCAATTGTGTCTACATTAATTAAAACTTGTTTCCATCTTTTATACCTATTAAACCTTTTTCTTATTATTCTATCAGCCCATTTAGAAACTTCAGTAGTGTCCATATTTCTAATAGTATGGACTTCTGTTAATCTATTCTTAATTGTTATAGCTAAGGAAGTTTGGTCACTACCAAATCTAGCCACATCAATACCAATAGCAACATCATCTATATCATCTATAAAGGGTATCTTTTCATCTACTTGGGCTTGTTTCCAGACATATACAGGAATAATAGTATATTCTTCATCTTGTGGGAAGTTACCCATTACCTTAGCTTGCCATAAGGCACTATCTTCACCCCAAGTTTCATACCTTTCTCTAACCCATTTTGGAGTTATTAATTGAGGATAAGGTAAATCACTAGGGTCAGGGGCTTTTTCTTCCCAACTACCATCAGCTATATCTTCCATAGTTATTCCATACTTAGTAAAATTAGGAGTATCAAAAGCTGAAATATTAAACTTAATAAAGCTATTGTCTTCTGCATTATGAGCTTGATAAAACCTACCAGCTCTTGATGTTGGGTTTCCAATGTGTAAAACTCTACTATTAGCACCAGAAGTAATACCATCTATACCATTAAAAATTGTTTCTTCTACACCAGCTGCCTCATCTGCTACCACTAATATTTTCTTTGCATGGAAGCCTTGAAAGCTATCAGTATCACTAGTAGCAAAACCAATAGCAAACCAATCTGAATTTATTTGCCATTCTTGAGTTAACATTTTTCCACCTAATGGCATATTGCTATTATCATAGCCTGTTCTAATTTCTTTCCATAGAACTTTTTTACCTGTCGATTGGTGGGAGCAGTTGTAATTACTTGAGTTCCAGGGAACATTGCCATTGCATGAAGCACTACTCTACTAGCTGTAAAGGACTTTCCTGCACCGTGGCATGATGCAACTGAGACATTCGAGTGTTGAATAGCATTTATTATTTGTCTTTGCTTTTTCCATAATTTATCTCCAATAATCTTTTCAACAAAGAAAACTGGATTTGTTTTACTTCTTTCCATTATTTTCATCAAGTCATTTTTATTCACTCCTAATCTTCCCTCCCTTCCTATTTCAAGTGCTTATATGTAAATTGTAAATCTATAAAAAATAAGGAGGAAGGAAAAATCTCTTAGAGGTGAGCTAATGATTAATGGGGTTATAAAAACCTTCCTCCAAACCTTATTTATACTTCATCACTTTAAAGCAATAAAGTTCCTAACAAAAAATTTTTATGGTAAAGATGATAACACTCATGGTTTTCACCATAATCTACTTCTACAATATCAATTTCACCTTTTCCATAGCCTTTTTCATATTTATCAAGGTATTGAGGGTAAAATTCAGCTAACCATCTTTGAAATTTATCATAATCAGCTTTCCACTCCATCACTAATTGCTCCTTGCCTTAATTTTATCCAATTTTCTAATGGCACATTTGGTTTCCCAAATCCTGTTTGTTTAAAGTAACTCATAGAACAATCCAAGCATAAGCTGTGGGATTTCATTATGCCATTAGCTTTCTTTTCAAAAAAGCTACCTCCACAAATTACACATTCACCATTACCAGTCTTATAATCAAGTTCCATCCTGTTTTCCATGCTGCCTCCTGCTAATCTATATTTCCATACAAATGAGCAATATTCTCTATTTTACATCTCTGTTGCTCTCAGGGATAAACATACTTTTCAATCTATATTAGTTATCAATATATTTTGTAAGCCCTTCTCTTTGTGCCAAATAAATGATTGAGATTTTGGTTGACTTAAGTACCCTTTCTCATAATGCCAATCATCATTAGCAGTTACACTACTTAAGTTGCGAACTATAACACCATTCTTTTCTTCTACTTGTTCTGAATGAAGATGACCTCCATGCCACTCTCTGTATTTAGTTTCACCCCAAAGTTTAGGAACTTCTACTTGCATATTTCCAAAAATCCTTTTCTTCTCTTTGTCCATATGAGTAAAGCCTAATAAGTTGCTACCAAACTTTCTGTACTTTCTAGTCTTAGGGCTTATATCCACCTCTACTGTGGTAGTATTATTAAAGTAGGCAGATAAATACATTAAAGCATAAAAACTGGTCTGTTTGTCGTGGTTTCCAGGTACTAGAAAAACATCAACAGTTGGACAAGTGTTGGCCAGCTGTTTAATAGCTGCTACTAGCAACTCAACTCCATCAATAAACATCTTCTGCCATCTACCACCTATTGTTTGTTTAGTTCCAAAAGTGGTGTGACCTTCAATATCATCATAATGAAAAAAATCATTGCCAATAGGAAATAGAACTTTCTCAAATTCTTTATCTTCAGTCCTTTCCAATACATCATTAATAACTGAAATAAACCTTTCCTTAGCAATGTCACTGTTATACTCATTATTTGTCTCTGGTTCCCAACTCAATTTATCTAAATGTAAATCTACTATGGGTATCTCTAACATTAGTTCTCTATTATTATTATAACTTAAATCTCCACTAAAGTCTAGGGTTTCACTGGGATTTAGGTGATTTTTTATCAAATTATCTATTTTTTCTAAATAATACTCATCTTCCCTGTAATTCTCTAGTTCTTTTAGAGCTGAATCAATTTCTTTTTGCTGTAATTTTTGGAAGTATTGCTCTTTCCTTCTTTGTAGTTCCTCTTCAACCAACTCATCAGTATCCTTTTCCATCATTTCCTTATCAGTGTAAGGCACATCATCATGAGTGAAACCAAAAGCTGATTTGAGCAGCATAAATTTCCATCTTGGTAATTCATACTTCCTACAAAGTTCATTAATAGTCAAGTAGTTTTTGCTAGAGTAATTCCTTCTAATTTTCTTGTACTTTTCATTAGCTATGGAAAAACTTCTGCCACTGGATTTAGCTGAAATTGTCCATCTGTCTAAATCAGGGTCATAAGAGGTGTCTGGTTTTCTTTCTTCATGACCTTCGACAAATTTGTTTTTCCACCTACTAATAGTAGAATGAGAAACATCACCAATTTCTCTAGCCAAACCTCTAACCCCATATTCATCCACTAAATCAAGAAACTCTTCTTTATTTTCTTTCAAGTCATCCCAATTTATATCCAAGTATATCACCCTTTAAATTAAAAATTTATCTTTCTATTTATAAAAGCTACCTATTATATATAAGAAGTGTAAGGCTAACAGACCTAAAATAAGCCAATCAAAATAATAAGTCCAATTTTGAGATGGCCATCTATTATAATGGTCAAAAATGTACTG